TTTCTAAGGTCTCTTAGGATCTCTCTATCGATTTCAGCTGCAACTTGCTCTGATAATAAAGCAGTTAATTCAGCTTCAGCATCGATGTTGTGGAATGCTGCAACGTCTTGAGCTAATTCAGGAGACCATTGAGCTCTTAATTTTCTTTCAGTTACAGAAACTGTTACAGCCTGTAAATCGAAAGAAACCTCACCCAATCTGTCTTCGAATTCCATTTCCTTATAAACTCTGTACTTACATTTGAACGCTTGGTTGTATGCTGTAGCCACTGCAGTAGTGAATCCAGAATAACCATCAAGTGAAGTTGAAGTAACTTCACAAGGAACTTGTAAGTCAGCCTCTAAATAGATAACTCCGTTTGCATCACAAACGTTGTTGTAAGAACCACCATTACCTGTTGAAGGGAATGTTGTAGATGCTTGACCACCGTATTGTACAATACCTTGACCATACACCTGAGTTACAACTCTGAATAACACTGGTGAAGATACACCTGAGAATCCGTTTGCAGTTGCGTTAGTGATAGGTAAAACTTGAAGAGATGCTAAGAAAGCTTCTGTATCTTGTTCGTTACCATCTGGTCCGATCAATTGTCCTTGACCTGCACTTTGGAAACCAGAAAGTGCCATGATTACTTTTCTATAAGTACCTGCAGCGTATCCTGATTGGATAAGTGCGTTACCAGCTGAATCCCAAACTTGAGTTGAAGCTGTGTAAGTCATTGCAGAGAATGTACCTTTAGAATAGTCGAATAGACCTGGAGGATCCAAATCTGGTTCGTTACCTTCATAGAAAAGATCGTAAAGATCTTTGTCATTTGTGTTATAACCAGCGTTTTGTGATGCAGGACCATTTGGTGAACCGAAAGGTGCGTAATGATCTCCACCATCTTGTGGTAATAACTGATCTGGTGATTGATATCTCTGAATGTGTGGTACGAAGTAGAATAATTTACCGATTGGTAAGTTCATCGCTTGTACTGATACGATGTCGTTAGCAAGAAGTTTAGAGAAAACTCTTCTTACGATAGGGAAAACTACAGTTTCGAAAGAACCTGATGAGTCTGTTACCTTCTAAAAAGCCTAATTTGTCCCATTTGTTGATTGTGTCTTCTTTGATAACTTTAAGGTGCTTAAGACCGATGTTACCAACAAGACCTGATTCTAATAATGCTCCCATTTTTAGTATTTTTTTGTTTTATTGTTTATCCAATTTTACTCATCAAGTCCTTAATTCTTAAGAATTGCGGTGCTTCATAAGTTTTATTCTCAATTAGATTAGTTGATGATCCAGTTGAAACTACCTTCTCAATTTTACCAACTGATTCGTTGATTGATTTAGTAGGTGCTGTCTCAGTTTGACCTAACTCATCTTTAAGAGATTTGTATAGGTTTTTAGATTCTTTTAATGACTCAACACTATCAAATCTTCTAAGAATGTTAATTTTTTCTTTCTTAGTTGTTGCGTGTTCAGTGAATAATCTTGTAGCGTATGCTAAGTTTGAATTGAAGATTGCAACCTCGTTAAGTTTAGATCTGAAAATGTTAAGTGCTTTTCTGTACTCATCATTCTTTTCTCTTAATTGCTTAACTTCAACTTCCAACGCTTCAAAAGTTAGGTTTCTATTAGGAGTAATTCCTTTTCTAAGACCTCTTGACTTGTCTTTAGAACCGAAACCATAAGTACGTGATGCTTCTTTAGCTTCCACTTTCTTTTTTGCTGGTTTCATTTTACCTTCTAAATTTTCACCTTCTTTGTATTCGAACTTAGGTTTACCCATACCAACGCCTTTTGTTCCTTGTTTCATTTTCTTAGGTGACTTGTATTCAGTCTCACCATCAAATTTGAAATTAGGCTTACCCATGCCAACACCCTTAGGTTTAACTGACATTTTTGCCTCTTTTACTCCGACTTTTTCGTGGTCGTAAGATTCGTCCATTTCTTCATCTTCGTCCTCTTCATCTTCGTCGTCTTGCTCATAGATAGATTCTTCATCCATCTCAGATTCCATTTCAACGTCTAATTCAGCGTCCATAGATTGTTCGTCCAATTCTTCATCGTCCATCTCTATTTCGTAAACTACTTCGTCCATTTCTTCGTCGTCCATATCTTCATCTTCTTCAAGATGATGATCTCCGTCGAAAAGTTTGTCAACGATAGCATCCACGTCATAATCAGAAGACTGATCCTCAGAATCAAATTCAGTATTCATGTCCATACCTTCTTCGTCTAAATTTTCGTCGATTTCATCGTACATAGATTCTTCCATTTCTTCTGATTCACCTAATTTAACAAGGTATTCAGCATCTTGATTGTTATCAGTGATATGAATGTCGTCACCGTCTTTTTTAACGATAATTCCATCTTCCTCACCCATAGCCTTGAAGATCTTTAAAATCTCCTCGTCAGATGCTCCTGTTAAATCAATTGGTCCTTCAGAATCCATATCTAAATCCATTTCGATTTCATCATTATCAACATCCATGTCTAACTCCTCATCATCTGATTCGTCATCCATTTCAGTATCTACTTCTGAGTCCATTTCAATCTCGTCTTCTTCCTCTTGTTCAGATAGAGATTCCTTTACTAATTGTCCGATTTCTTCTTTCATTGTAGAACGAAGTATTCCTTTTGCATTTTCGGCGATAGCTTCTTCAACGTTTTTCATTTGAATAAGTGCCTCTTCAACAATTGATTTATTTTTTTGCATAATAAATTGTTATTATTTTAACTAATAAATAGTGCCCAAATCAAAAAAATTTAGGCTGAGTATAATGTAAAGTTATTTTTTCCCATAGTTGTTACTGTCGCGGTTGGGAAATTTGTAGAAACCCACGACAACACGTTAGCAGCTGTTGTATCAAAGACTAATATTCTTGATACCGTTGAACTTTCATTAATCGATACAACAAACCCACTCCCACTAGCATCATTAACATAAATTGGTGTAGAAGTCCATGGAGTAACGTTATATTGTGTAAGGGATAAAGCCGTTGCAGCTGCGACTCCATCTTCAATTGTAGAGTCTTGTAATATTTTATTACCGTCAGGGTAAGATAAGATAATATTCATTGTACTTTTTGTTTATAAATATCATCTAAATAAAAAAAGTGGTCAAAGACCACTTTATTCAATTACTTCATCAATCTTACTTTCAGATACGGAGGTGATTCTCCAATCATGTGAGAAACCTTCGTATTTTTTGGTAACCTTTGCTTCAACGTCGGTTACTGAATACCCTTTAACAAGTTTTTCCTCTCTGATTTTTTTGATTTTACCAGAGTTTTCATCAGGTAAATCGTAAGTAATTTTTGCTACAAAAAATTTTTCGTCCATAGTTTGAATTTATCTACCTAAATAATCGGTCAATTTTTTCATTAAATCAAGCGACTTATTCGAGCTAGGTTCTATTTCTATTCTTTTTTCTTCTTCAAGATTTTCCTCGTATTTCATTCTATCATCCGCATTTGGGAAAAGATAAGCACCTGGTGTTGATGGAGATGATACTAAATCGAAACAAATTAGTTCGAAGTCATCTTGAACCTCGTTTCTTTCCCCAACCTTTTTTAATGATCCCACACCTCTTGATGATACTCCCATAGTAACACCTTGTCTCATCAAATTCGCCGCAATGTCCCCTTTAGTTGACACAATACCGCTTTCGTGGAAACCCGGTGATGTCAATAATTTCAATTTACCCATCAAAACATTCCCTTCCCACCATATATCAGTGATTAAATGGGAGACACGATCCAAATCAATTAATGATGATTCAGGATGGTTCAACTCAGAAGTTGATAGTCCTTTTTCAATTATTTTTTTGTATCTGTCCGCTTCTCTTTTCAGAATTTGTTCAGGGTAAAATCTACCGTTTCTATTTGGAGTGTTATACTTCTGTAATACAGCGTAAAATTCAAATGGTTTCTTATGATCCATTGAATTATTTTCCTTGAGGAAAGCTTCATTTAACTTATCATGAGGAGAAAGATACCCCGCATCGTCTTCAATTAAAATTCCCTTACCTATTTCGTGGGGACCAAGTATTCTCAATTGTTTCATTAAAGATTTTACTATAAATATACTTTGAGATACTATTTTACTAAATTACCATTTTTGGTTAATGTAAAATCAAAGAATTTATTGTTTTGAAAATTTTCGTAATTTATTTTATAGACTAATTTTTTAATTGAATCTCGAACTTTTGTTGATTTGAAATCTAACTCTGATAATGTGTAAAGGTTAATTTCGAGATTAAGGAATGATTTTTTTCCGAATACGATTCCACTTGTTCTGAGATCCAAATCGACAATTGTTTTTTCTTCATATAAGTCTCTATCTATTTGATTATAGACCGTGTGTTTTATTTCTCTACTTAAATTACATACGATACGATTCCAATTGTCTGATATAATTTTTGGGTTAACCCAAGATTGTATGTTTATGTAAATTGATTTTAAATTTTTTGAATCCACCGTTCCATAATTTACTTTTAACGATTCAAAATTATTAATTTTAGAAGTTTTTCCTTTTTTCATTCTTTTTCATGTACAAAATGTTTATTTATTTTTATAAAAATAGAAAAAAAATTCTCATTAGTCAAAAAAAATAGGAACAAGAAAATATATGTAATATTATGATTATAATCGAAATAGGTAGAAATGATAACATTGAGAAGGCATTAAAGACTTTAAAGTCCAAAGTTATCAAAACAAAGCAACAAAAAATTCTTTTCGAGAGAAAAGAATTTGTTAAACCTTCTGTTCAAAAAAGAACACAGAAGTTAAAGGCAATATATTCTCAAAGACTAAAGCAAGGATTAAATTGATTTTTCAAGTGAACTTAATCTTATAAAGTTCATTTGATTAAATTCTTCGATTCTAAGTCGATCAATTGTTTCAGAGATTTTAGTTTTAATCTCGAATTCGTTTTCTGCCTCTAATATATTTTCTAATTTTTTTATAGCACTTTCTTTAATTGTAGAGAATTCTTCTTCTAATTGTGTTTGGTTTCCTTTCACAATCTTTAAAAAATCTTTTTTAGCAGACTCGTCCATTGTCTCGATATAATTTTCTAAAGTTTGGTTTGCAACATTAACCATAGACTTAATCGGTATATTAATAGACTCTTGTATTTTTTTGGGTTCTCTCATCAAATTCTCGATGATATTTTTTTTAGCCTGAACTCTTTCTGAAATATTTAAATTTTTAGAATAAACAATTGTATCTAAATTTTCATATTTGTTCGGAACACTTTTTGAAGTGAACCTTGGTAACTTGGATGTACTGATAATGTTTTGAATAAGAGAGATTCCCTCCTCCAAATATTCTTTGGCGTCTAACTCACTCAATCCTTTTTCGGAAGTAAGATCATCATAAAGAGCATAAAGCCTTGAAATTGATTTATTTGTCAATACGTTTTGATGAAATTCATTCATCACTTTCTTGAAGCCTTTGGGATCTTTGTACGACTCAATTAAGCTCTCTTCTATTATGGATTTTACTTCTCCGAATGTCATGGACTGCATTTTTGTTTATAAATATTATGAGTTTAATAAGTTGTCTAACTCTTTTTCAATTTCTCCCAAAAATTGTTGTCCTTGACTTAAATCTAAAACCATTTTACCTCTAATCATATCGTTCTCAACAAGAATATTCATGTTATCAAATCTTGATTCAGGTACTGTTGGTTCACCACCTGCTGGTGCCTCTTCTCCTCCTGTAGGTGCCTCAGGTGCTGCTTCAGGTTCTGTCGGTAATGAACCTAACGCTCCACCACCACCTCCTGGTTCTGGTATTTCAGTTTCGCTTGAAGCTGTTGATGTAGATCCTGTTGTAGATCCATATAATTTATCGATGTTATCGAATATTCCTGTTTTTTGAATAACTGCAGGTGTATTTTTAAGTTCTTCACCAACAGCCTTTTCGATTCTTTGTTGTTGTAAATCAAGTTTGATTTCTTCATCTGAGAATCCAAGAATGTGTTTCTTAGCCCATGTAGATGAAACAGGTTGAATTCCGTTTCCTGGATCTGAAACTGCATCTTTGTATAACAATATCTTTTCCTTCCAAACATCAATCTTAAGAAGATCTGCTTGTGTTGAAGGATTTGTAAGTCCTAATGTAAAGTTTCCAATTTCTTCTTCAAAACCATTTAAGAAAAGGTGTATGATTGCAATTTTATTAAGTTCTTGCAACATACTCTTTTGAATTCTATTAATAGTTCTTGCGAAACGAATATCTTGAAGTGATAAATTCTTTCCGTCTCCAACAACATCTTCAAAACCTAAAAACGCTTTAGGTACACGAAGTGCAGTTAAAAGTTTTTTCTGAATATATTCAATGTCAGCAATCTCCGCTAAGTTCTGTGCACCTGGTAATGTATCGATTGGAGATGGTGCTGCAGGGTCTCTAACAGGAACGAAATAATCTTGGTCAACAGCCATCTGATTAAATCTCATGTCAACGTTACCTGTCTTTTGATCCACAACTTGATCTCTTTTGAATTTGTTGGCAACACGTTGTACGTATGCTTCAACATCTTCATCATTCATATTACCAACAAAAACTTTGAATATTCTTCTTTCAGGTGCTCTCGATGTACGATAAATCAACATCGCATCTTCTGATAGTAAAAGTTGTTTCCAAATTCTTCTTGCCTTTTCTAACATAGAAGTACCATACGGAAGTTTTCTATCATCACCTAACAATCTAAAGTGAGCAATTTCCCATGATTGGAATTCCATGTTCTTGTTCTTCCACTTGAAATGTAATGCTCTTTGGGCGGTAGGATCCTCTATTGATTGAGCTCTTTTTTCATGCATACCTGCCTCAACTCTTTCAACTTCAATATTTGGTAGTTGTTGAACACCAACAACTCCCTTTTCAGGGTCCAATTTCAAATACACAAAATTATCACCATACTTACAAGTATTTCTTGTCCACATAGGTAAGTTTGTGTTGATATCAAGTTTGTCGTTAAATAAATCTGCTAGTACTCCCTTAATTCTCTTAGATTCAGAATAGATTTGTAAAATAAATCCGTCTTCATTCGTTGTTGTAGATTCCTCAGCATAAATGTCCAAAGCTGCAGAAATTTCAGGAGTATACTCCATTGATTCATAATCATATACTGAAGCCAATCTTGTTGGCTCATAATATACTGCTTGTGAATATAGGTTATTCTCAACTTTTGCCCACTGATTGGACAGATAAAATGTTTGTTGAGCCTGTAATTTTTCACGCTCATATTCCCCTTTGTCCTGTGTTCTTAATAACTCTTTCTTATCAAAATGAAATGTTGGATAATCTTGATTCAAAAGAGCATTAGGACCAAAAGCTTGGGATAATCTCTGCCAGACCGTTAGGTTCTTTTCACTCATGATACAATTTTACTTATTACGTAGATAATATAAATAGTTATTTGGGCCTAAATAACCAGGCGTACTTCTCATAATCACCTTTAGTAACCTCATTTGGATATCTTCCACTATCTCTTCCAGCTACTGGAATCATTGGGTTAAAAAAATCTGACCTCATTCTATTTTCAGTTACTGTAGTTTTCCAAGAATCAATCATGACTTTTGTTTGATTAATAACTTTGGTCAAACTTTGGAAAGATGTATCTCCAACATAAATCGCCATAGATATTGCCATAATCAAATCATCATGATGTCCTTTTTGATGATCAGGTCTTCCATGAACGTATATGAATTTACCCATCTCATTCAATAATCTCGATGATCTGATTTTGAAGTCGTGTCTTAACGCTTCTTCAAATGCTGCAATAATTTGTACACGTTTGTTGTTGAAATTAATTCCAGGTATTTTTTCGTCTCTCTTAGGGTCCCACTTATATTTGTTTTTGTCCGTAACACCCTCAATGTATAGATTTCTATATCCTAACTCTTGTAATTTTCTTGCAGTTGCAACTCCCATACCACCTGTCAAATCCGTAACCGCAAATGCGTTATACATGTTGCCCCACTTATAGGCTATCTCTGCCAATGTGTCTGGTGGTAGTTTTCCGACGTATTCAAACACTTGCTCTCTATCGTCGAAGTCTATTATCACAATACAGGAAAAGTCCTCAGAATCACCTCTTGATACGTCAATACCCATAATGTATTTGTGTGACATAACAGGTTCTTTCCATATCCATAAACTACCACCCATCATCTTACCATCAGGTTCTCTGATGTCATTCTCTTTAATCCTCATTAGTTGGTTGGCGTCGAATACGTTATCACCCGAACCCAAGAAGTTACATTCTAATTCCTGTGCAACTTTTCTCTTGTCATACTTAAGTTTTTTCACCATACTCTCAAACCAAGATGAGTAAGGTTTAAATCCTTTAGATAAGTAATCACTCACAAGATCATAGTCCCTTTCATAGGCATCTTCTACAGATAAATCTACAATTTCTGTGTTGGGGAAATTTTCTCTGTTCAACAAATATTCAATCAAATCTTCTGTTTTGATCATTTGTAAATCCCTATTATATCTTGGATCTTTGTACCAAAACATTTCAGTGATTTTGAATGTATTCATTTGTTTTAGAGCTTGGTCGTAAATCTCATAATAGATTGGATCATATCCATTAGGCGTAGAAATTACAATAACCTTACCACCCGTAGATAGTGAGGCCATACAGGCTGCCCAAAAGTCATCATCTGCCTCAATGTAAGCGGCTTCATCAAAAATTAATATTGTTGGAGTATATCCACGTAAGGCATCCTTTGAAGTCGCAACTGCTTTGACTTCACAACCATTTGTAAGTTTGAAATGACGTGCGGCGTTTTTGTCAGGAGAAAACCCAACACCAACCCATTGTGGCCATTGTTCGGTAAATGATCTCACTTTATTTGCAAATTCGACGGCGGTGTCGAGTTTGTTTGCGATGATTAGAACCTTTTCGGGATTATTTTTTTTTGCAAAAGCTAATCTTTTTGACGCCCAAGCTGCGGTAACTGTGGAAACACCCGCCTGTCTATATTTCAGGGCAATGTTTTCATTATAGTTGTCGTAATCCTCAACCAATGTAAGCTGGTCAGGAAATAAATCCAAAGGCACATATTTCTTAACCGTATTATCAAAGGTTTGGAGATATGTTTTCATCGCGTACGGAGTGTTTTTCATACACTTCGTAACTTCAATAATTAATTGTTCTCTAGTCACAAAGACTTATTTGGGTCTTGATATACCCATACTACCGAAGAAATCATCAAGTCCGTCATCTTCATCTTCAGAATCAATACCTTCCTCTTCTTTATAGTCCTCAAATTCGTCTTTCATATTTTGAGCCTCTTTCATGATTTCTTCAAATCTTGCAGTTGCTTTCTTTACTTTAGACGCATCTTCAGAGATGGCGTTTCCTATGATTTCCAAAAATTCTTGAGCCGGTATTTGGTATAACAAAATATGGAACCAATTTATTAATCCTTTATTTTCATCTTCAAACATTGGATCAGGTAATGCGAATCTAATTTTTTCAACAATCTCAGGCCCAATTCTAAGTTGCATAGGTTCGTTTGATAACAAATCTACTTGGCTTTGTACCTTTTGACGCATTCCGGGTTCCTTCGGTAATCCGTGTCTTGCTTTTGATTCTTCAATACCTTTGATTATTTCATGACATAAAATTGGGAAAATCATCCCTTGTGCTTTGATTACTGTATCAATTTCAGATTCCCCTTCATCTCCACCTTCTTCTCCTTCCTCATCATCTCCACCTGGGTCTAATTCTACTTTTCCTGCAACACCTTGACCTGTTTGACTCATCATTTCAATCATTTGTTCTTGAGTGAAATACATGTAATCATTTACTGCCATAATTGCTAAATAAAGTCCAAATAATTCAGGATTTATTTTGTCAAGTTCTCTCTTAATTGATGGTTTTTGAAAAATATAATGTCCTTTTTTTGCCGCTCCTTGAATTATGGCATTTATTATATTTCTCTTATGTTTCTCTAATTCTAATTCCTCTTCGTCAGTTAAATCCTCAACGTCAAAAGACGGTATATCTAAAGATTTTTTTTCTTCTTGTTCCTCTTCATCTTCTTCCTCCTGATCAGGTTCATATCTGAAATTTGAAACATCAATAGGACTACCTAATTGAGCGTCGATTTCAACCCATCCTTCAGGTACCTCTGTTTCATCCAAGGACGCTTTAACCGCCAAGTCCTCTAACTTCTTTTTGTTCCTAGCCTCCACTTGCATAATCATAGGGATTCTAGACATCATTTGCATGTATAAGTTCTGAACTTGATTTCCGGTTAATGTTTGAATACCTGTTACATCCCTCAATTTTTTTGCAACCTTTTGGAATCTTGAACTCACTAATCTTTGTACGTCTTTCTCACCCTTTTTCATTGCAGGGTTAGTTGCGTACATACCTTCAGGATCATTTAGTTTTCTTTCTAAATTAGGATCCATTCTTTCAGGTCTACCAGCATAATCTATTTGTTCTTGAACTTTCTTTGCCATGATTACTTTTTTAAAATTTGTGCAATTACATCCAAAACCTCATCCTTAGCCTTTTCATAACGAGCTTTTGGTGCTGGTTTCTCACCAGGATTAGGGTTTCTCAAAGGATGTCCAGGTTTTTGTGGTCTTGTACTTGGTTTACCCGGTTTTGTTGTCGGTGACGTTTTTGGTTTTGATGGTGCAACTGCAGGTCCATCTTCATTAATATGTTTAATTAATTCAGCCTTAGTCATTCTCGGTGGGATATGTTTAGATACTAATTCCATAATCTTGTTTTCTACAAACAAAGATAACGGATTTTTACCTTCCTTCAAAGATTTTTTTACATCTTTAACACATCTCTCATATTTGTTCTTTTCTTTGGCATTCCATAAATGTCTCTCCTGAGTACCGAATTCCTTACCTAACTGAGATGTACATATTGCCCATGGATTTGTTTTGTCCTTTCCCTTCTTTTTAGCTTCAGTAATATCTTTCTCTTTATTTATTTCAGCATTTCCATCATCATCAGTTCCATCGGGTGCTGGTACCTGAACAGGGTCTTGTGTTGTACCTCCCGCACTTTTGTCAGTTGCACTAACTTCACTGTCCGGTTGTTCTTTCATTTCACCTTCTGTCGGTGTAACTTTAACACCTGTTGGTGTTTTCTGCACTGTAACCTTTTTACCCGCAGCAACAGGAGGAAGAGTAACCCCTTTTTCAACATCCGCAGTAGGGATTTCATATGACGTTGTTGTTTTTTGTTGAATCGCTTCGTCAATTAGTCTTGAATGTAAAACATCGATTTGTGACTCTGACAATTTTGCAACTGTGTCTGGCTTTAATCCAACCTCTATTAATTCAAGGGCTTTCTTATTAATTTTCATATACTTCTTTTTTGTCTATTGAAAGAATTATATCTTTCGAATACAATATGTCGTTTATTTCTTCTTCCGTTTGTCCAAACCTGAAAACCATTCTATTTTCTTCTTCATCACTTTCCCAAGCCAACGCAACAACACCATCAACGGCATCTATCATACTAAAATAATCAGAGTTCTGAATTAACTCCAATTTTACATCGGTGTTTTTCAGAACTCCTACTCTTTTCACGTATTTTAATTCAGGTGGTTGAGGATAACCATTTGATGGTTTACTATCCCAATTCTCACCCCAAACATCTTTTTTATCTGAAAAAATAAATTCATATAAATTATCACCTCTGAAGTTTGGACCAAGTCCATTAACATAGATTAGATAACTCATACTAATAATCCTTCAGGTGAAATTTTTGTTTGTTTATTTCCATTTTCAAATACTAAATTCTTCTTGTTTGTTTTTCCAATGAAATTGAAACTCGCATTTTCCTCTAAGAACTTTTCAGCAGCTAATTCTTGTTCAATAGTTTCAGAAAATTTCTTAACTGATTCCATAACCTTAACTACTTTAGTTTTCTTTTGAATTTGTCTTTTAGCGTTTTTCTCGCTTGATACTCTCTTCTCTGATTCGTTTACTTCGAAATATTTTGATAAAACCTTATCTACTTTAGACTCTGAAAATAAATGATCTAATAAACTTTTCTCTGCTTTAGATTCTTCTTCTTCCATTTCACCTTCGTTGTTTGAACTACTTGTGAACATATCAGAAACTTTATCCATAGCCTTATCAGCAACATATCCCATAGCCATTCTCTCAAGAGCCGGTGCTACTGCCGCCTGCCATTGTTCAGTTTGTTCACCTTCTTCAGTTTCACCGAAACCTTGTTCAGTTGCTCCTGCATCTACCATGTCAGCATCGTTTTCAACATCCATCATAGATTGGATATCTTCAACTTCAGTGTCATCAGTATAATCAGTACCATCTTTGTCATCACCACCTAAATCCATTTCATCAGATGGTTCAAACTTACCCACAATTTCTTCCTTATCTTCAGGTGATAAATCATTTATATCAACAGAAGAAAGAACCATATTGATAACATACTTAATATCTTCAGAACTCATTTCTTGTTCTGATGCAAATTGTCTAATTTTTTGAGTTAACTTACCTGTTAACTTCTGAATTGTTTTGAACGTAACTTGTTCTTGATCCATTGGGTCTGATTCAACATCTACTTCAGTATCAACCGCTACGTCATCAACAGGTGTCTCAGCATCTGGCATTGGCTCCTCAGCCGCTGGTAATTCAGGTTCAGGAAGACTTGGTGCAACAGGTGCTTCTGCAGGAGGTGCCGGAATATCTTCAACTGGTGGTTGAGGCGTCTTTAAAACAAACTTTTTTTGTTCACCAAATAAAGAAAGTTCTTCTTCATTTCCTACAACAGAATTATTTTCTTTTATCATCAAGTTAAGTTTTCTTAATGCTTGAGAATAGCTTGAAAAATATTTTCTATTTTTCATTGGCTCAATATAATCTGATTGGCCTTCATTTACAACTTGCTTGATGATGTAACCTTGTCTTTCTTTTACGATTCCGTATTGATTACCATCCGCAAATGTGATGTTATATTCTGTAGAAGATTTTTCATTGTTGGATTGAGAATTTGCTT